CATAGTATACCCTATTTCAACTGTAGTTGCAAGGGCTGGTATTGGTCCGAACAAGAAATTTGTTTGTCTGTTAGTAGATGAGTATGTAGCACCAGTTTGACTTAAAGCATAGAATCTTATTACCCCTGCTAATGATTGTGTGCTAGTATTCTTTGTAAATTCTTTTAGAAATGTTTCATCTTTCTCCAATAAGAAGTCACCGTTCTGTACTCTTAAATATCTAGGAATTATTAAATCTTCTGGAACGGCTGCTGTAGGAGAATATTGACTTACTGCGAATGTATCAACTTTTCTAAATGCAGTAAGGTCTACTTCTTTAGCTATCCTTAATTCAGCTAACTGTATACATACATCAATAGGAGCTACTCCTGAACCTGTTGCTGAAGTAAAATCTGTAGCAGCATTTTCTAAAAAGTCTTGAATACCTTGTTTAAGTTGTACGTATGTTAATCCCATTAATTATGTTCCCCAAACATTCTGACCCCATGACTGAGCACCCCAACCTGTGTTGTCAATACTGATAGATATTGTACCATTTGCTGAAGCAAGTTGCAACCCTGTAACATCATCTTGTGCGTTGATAGTTAAAGTACCTCTAGCACTTGCCGTTGGTATTCCAGTCATAACTAAATTAGAACTAGCTTGAAATGATATGTCACCTCTACCAGATTCTAATAGTATTCCTGGAGGAATTTCTGTTAGATCAATAACTAATCCATTTGTACCGTGAGCTGAAGCTAGGGCAATTCCAGTTGAAGTAAAGCTAGAAGAAGCTGACTTAGTAACATCTCCTTTTGCAGATGTAAGATTTATTCCTGCTAAATTTTCTTGTGCTCCAAGACTTAGTGCACCATGTTCTGAAGTTAATTCTAAGCCGTCTGCATTTTCTTCAGTATCAATTGTTAAATTACCTTTAGCACTAGCTATAGCAATACCAGCTAAGGTTACGCCAGTAGCAAGTGCTAACTGTCCTATACCTGTTGCCAGTGCAAGACCTGAAGTATCTTCTTGTGCACCTAAAATTAAATTACCGAAGGCTGCTTGTGTTGGGGGTGTGCCCCTCCCAAACAGAGTACCAAGTTTGACTGTAGTTTTATCTACATCATTGTCTGGTCTCGGGTTTGCTAATGAAGTGGATTCGGGCCCGAGGTTAGGTGGATCTAATAAACTTTGTTTAGGCTCCCAGTCTTTTTTATGTACTCGGAGCCCATTCCACTCTGTCCTCGCATCTTTGTATCGTATCTTCCTGCCAGAACGATCATCTATCAGATATGCATATTTACCTGAAGCTCTTCTTGCCATCGTTCTTAGTATCCGCGAATCTTAGGATATATATAAAAGCTTGCTCTTTCTCTATCTTCTTCTTTTGCGTATTCCCATTCTTGCTCATACATAGCTTTTAATTCTGCTCTTCGTGCCCCATCTACTTTAGCTGGATTCTTGTTAGCTAGTTCGACTGCTAGTGCACTTATAAGCGCAGGTAAATATCTTCTAGGTATGTCAGGATTTTCTGTATACGCATCAGTTACATCTTGAGGATATCTTATCGCCCAAGTATTTAATTGATAATAAGTTTGATCTGGAACAGGCCATAAATATATCGTGTGTGTGTTTGCACCTGCAGCTTTGAATTGACTGTTTCTTTCCACAGCAAATTGTACAGGTTTTCCTTTAGTTGTTTTAGTGGGGTAATTTAAATATTCTGATAAACTAATTCTTTCACAATTAACATCAGAAACTGGAGAACTATTTGTATCTCTAACTGAAGCATCTAGTATATCTAAAAATTGCCCAGCTGCTACCGTAGCAGTAGTACTGTCTTTAGTTAAATTAATAATATGGGAAGTAATAGTAAATAGATTAACACCTTCGTTAACCCATTTAGTTAAAATAATATTTAATGAACGTCTAGCAGTTACTAAGTCATAACCAGACTTAACATCAAAACCTACGCGCTCATAAGCTTCTTGAATTATTTCAGCCGTGTCTAGACTAAATGTATGTGTACCAGATGTTGCCATAATTTACCTGTTAAAGATTAATTATAAGCAATAGTTACTGAAGTAGTGTTTGTTAAATCTATAAATACACCAGTTTCAAAAACTAAACCATCATTAGGAACATAGACATCTAAGCCTTCTGTACCGAAACCTGCTTGATATCTTAGAATACCATTAGCATCTGTTCCATCATACAGCTTTACAGTTGAGCTTGCAACGCCTGCTCCTTGAATATATTGAACCCTTACTCTGCCCAGAAAATTATCTGTAGCTTGTGGTTCTTTACCAAATCTTCCGTCCGAAGTTCTGGTACTAAACTTTACGTCACTTGATGACATATAAACCTCCTTGTGTAAGGGGAATCTAAAAGACTCCCCTTGGTTATTTTAATTATTATGAAGCACTTCCATCGCCACCAATCAAGTCATCATAGACATGATAGTGAACTCTAATAGTTATAGATCCACCTGTTGGGGCTGAATCACCTACACCACCTGTAATTTTTACTGGTTGTGATGTACTCATTTCGAAACCAAAATCGTCTCCAGTTGTGCTATCACCAAAGCTTAAGTTTACTTTGGCTCCGTCTGCGTCACCTTCTGCGACTAAACCATCTACATCAAATTGTGTAGCATCATTAACACCAATCCAACCTAAATCGTATGTAGGATTAGTACCGCCTGTTGCACCACCTTGTACTTCTAGCTTTGTTATAATAGCTCTTGCTGGTAGTATAAGTGGTAATGCACCGTTACCTGATGAAGCTGAGGTTCTTGTTAATACTGTTGTATTAGCAGCTGTAGGATCTGCAATATGTCCTATTGCCACTAAAGATACTGCTCCCGCAAATTGTGCGTTTGTTGTTTTTTGTGCGTTACCTACTCTAAGTGGTCCGCTAAATGTCGTTCTTGCCATTGTTTACTCCTTTGTAATCTAGCTATGCTAGTCAATGTTAATTAAAGTTTGAGAAGGGGGCACTTTTATATTACCCCCAACTCGAAGTTTGAGTTATTATGCTCCTGAGTTACCGTAAACGCCACGCCAGTCAGACCAACCGAAGCTGTATCTTTCTCTTGCTTTGTATCTTACGTTACCAGTTTCAAAATCGCCTTCCATCTTGGTGTTCATTCCTGCTCTGTTGAACATTTTTGCACCATTAGGACAGTCAGTTCTAATGAACCATGCATCTGGATCTGAGAACCTGTGGTTAGTGTAGTAACCATTAGGAATCATACCCATGTTGTTGATAGCATTGATATCATTATCAGCTGTACCTGGACGACCCTGTGACTTCATAAGTCTTTCTGCTACAAATACCAATTGTCTTGGAATGTGTAGAGACTTACCTTGAAGTGCTACTGGGATACCCTTGTCATCTGTGAATCCAGCAATGTCAATCAAAGCTGTTTCTAAAGATGTCTCAGATAAGTCAGCATAAGTAGCAGGTCTGTTAGAACCTGTGCCACCGTTTTGTAGTGGGTGTGCATTAGATACTAATGATTGACCGTCACCACCTGCAACAGCTGCGTTAAACGCATTGTTGTAAACGTTAGCTCCTGTTAGCTGCTTAGTAGAAGCCATAGATCTAGCTAATGCTTTAGTTAGTCTAGTTGAAAGCTTATCATAAAGATTATCTTCCATTGCTTCTTCTGTTAGTGAAAAGGCTAATGCTACTGTGTTATGTGTATATCTTGATACATAACCTTCGCCTGACTCAGCGTATTCAACTGCTGCGCCTTCGAATTTTTCGTTTGCATTACCGAACCCTGGGAAAAGTACTTCTTCCTCAAAGGCTCTATTTGATGTTTCCTCATCGAACAAGACGGCATGCTCATTCTCGTATCTGTTATATTCAGTTCCGAAAATAGCATTAAGACCTGGCTCCAGTTCTTTAAGGATTTGTGCTCTTGATATAGCCATTTATTATCCTCCTATATACCTGTTACGCCAGTAGCGCCTAGTCCAAATTGATGAGTATTAATTTTCACCATTATGTCCATTGTAGTTCCTACTGCTGTGTACGCATCATCCAACTCTGCACTACCCAAGAAAGTTAGTGGGAAAGTGTCTGTTGTATTTTTAGTACTTGAGTCAGCGGTTAACCCTGATTTGTGTGTAATTGAAGAACCTGTTGGTCCTGCTACGATTTGTAGATTTTTACCTACATCTGCAATTACTAACGCAGTGCCTGCTTGATCAGCTTCCATTTCAAAAATGATATCTGGATCATCGTATACATACACTTTGTATTTTTCTTTAGCTACAGTTCCTGTTGGAATTGATCTAACAAATTTTACTTCGCCAGATGCATTGTCCACATACTCTGCGCCATAAAACACTCCTACGACTGCTCCTGGACTTGCAGCGGCCATATCAGTTACGATATTTCCAGCTGAAAAAGTCACGAGATCGCCTTCGAAGAATGCTGATGGTGCGGTAGCGGCTATTCTGTAACCATTTGGGCCACTAAAGTTATTGGTTCTAATTAGACCACCTTTAGCGTGCTTCTTTGGTTTTAGGCCATATGCCATGTTTATACCTCCATAGTATAGTTAAACAAAGTTCTGACCAATATTACTATCAGTCGTCAAACTTTGCAGTTTTATTTCCTCCGCCTCGTGTGACTGAGGAAGATCCGTCTTGGCTGATAGGTGCAGCAGCGCTATTGTTGCTTTGCAATTCAGAGTTGACCGCTCTTTCTTGCATTCTGGTCTTGTTATCATAGTACTCATTTCTTTCGTCAGCGATCTCTTGATCAACCTTCATAAGAATTAAGTCACCACTTCTAACTACACCCGCATGCTTTCCTGTGTCTAAAACATCCGATTGCCAGTTCCCGCCAAGTTCATCGGGTTTTACTGGTTCGTATCCTTGACGAGCTCTTTCATGTACATTTCCTGATTGATCTTCATTCAGGAGTTCATGTCGAACCCATCTATAATGTACACCATCTGGTGCAGCTGGAGTATCCAACTTGCTTGGTGGTGTCCATGTTTTCTTGCGATTACCCGAGCTTCGCGTTTTACGGGTTGTCTTAGTAGCCTGTGTCATTCATCTACTCCTTATCTCGCCGACTCATCACGGCGTATTTTGTGTCGCGCATATTCTTGTAGAGATACGCCAAGTTTGTTGGCAGTTTCTACTTCTGTCTTACTCAATGTGACCTTTTGTTTGCCACTGGGGGA